AAGGCAAAAGAAAATGCAAACAAAGAAAAAAGAGAAAACGGGGGCGTTGTAACAATGGAAAAAAGAAAACTGTTTGGTATGAGCCAGGAAGAAAGAAGCACATTTATGGCAAGAACTGATGTAAAAGAATTTCTGGAACGTACCAGAGAAAGAGCAATTGAAAAACGCAGTGTGACAGGCGCAGACTTAACAATTCCGGAAGTAGTTCTGGATTTAATCCGTGATAATGTGAAAGAACATTCCAAACTGATTACAAAAGTTAATCTGAAATCTGTAAAAGGGAAAGCAAGACAGAATGTAACCGGCACAGTTCCGGAAGGTGTATGGACAGAAATGAAAGGCGTTCTGAATGAACTGAACATTGTATTCAATCAGGTGGAATTAGATGGGTACAAAGTGGGCGGCTATGTAGCACTGCCGAACAGCGTTCTGGAGGATTCTGACGAAAATCTGCTGGACGAAATTATTCAGCAGCTGGGTCATGCTATCGGCGTTGCACTGGACAAAGCAATTATCTATGGGAAAGGCACAAAACAGCCAATGGGTATTGCTACCAGACTGGCACAGACAACACAGCCGGAAAATTACAGCGAACATGCACCTGAATGGAAGAATTTAAGCGCAACACACATCAGCAAAACAGACAAAACCGGAACTGCATTAATGGGTGCAGTAATTGTAGCATTTGGTAATTGTGACGGTGAAAAGAGCAACGGGGCATCTTTCCATTGCATGTCCAACAAAACAAAAGCATATTTACTGTCTGAGTTCCTGAACTTTAATGCAGCTGGTGCATTGGTAAGCGGTATGAACAATGAAATGCCGGTAATCGGCGGTGATATCGTTACACTGGACTTTATGCCGGATGGTGATATTGTAGGCGGCTATGGTGATATGTATCTGCTGGCAGAACGTGAAGGCGCTGCTATCTCTGCATCTGAACATGCAAAATTCATTGAAGATATGACAGTTGTAAAAGGTGTAGCCAGATATGATGGCGTTCCTGTAATTGCTGAAAGCTTCTATATGCTGAATGTGAAAAACACTGCAGTGACAACTGCAATGGATTTTGCAGAAGATAAAGCAAATGCTTCTGCTTCTGCTGCTGCAGCGAGTGAAGAAGAGTAATAAGGGAGTGGCATAATTGAAGCAGGTATTAAAACTATTAAAGCTGGATTTAGGTGTTTCAACCGATAAACGCGATGAATATTTTAATGCCGTTCTGGAAGCAGCAGTTCTGGAACTGAAACGCAAAGGAATTTCTGTTGATTTGACTAGCGCGGATGATCAGATGCTGCTTTCCGATTATGCCGCCTGGCAATATCGAAAACGGCAGGAAGATGTGCCTATATCCAACAATTTAAAAAGACGACTAATGAACCGAAAAATGCGAAATCGTGCAGGAGGTAATGCCGATGAATGATATGTTATCACTGGACGATGTATGTATTTTAATTGCTGGTGAAAGAATGCAGGAAATTTTCTGTAAAGAATTATCGGTTGATCGTAGAGCCTTTTATGGTTATGGTGAAAAATTTCTGCGGCCAGATATTGTGTTAATTGCAAATACCTTTGAATATTCCGGAGAAGAAATCATGGAATTTGAGGGCATCCGGTATGCCATCACACGCACCTATGAACGCTCTGATGGTTTGATTGAACTGACCGGAACGAAGAAAGCAGGGCTGCAGAAATGACACCGGAAATCATAACACTGGATGGGATGGCTGATGCCATTGCAGAGGCTTTGATAGGTTATACCGAAACCGTAACGCAAGGCATTACAACAGCCGGCCTGGATGCAGCGAAGGAATGTCAGAAACAGCTGAAAGTCACCAGCCCAAAAGATGAAGGCGATTATGCAAAAAGCTGGACCATTTCAAAAGTGAAAGGCCGGCCGGGTGAACCGACAAAATACATTGTTCACAATAAAGAACATTATCGGCTGACACACCTTCTGGAACACGGACATGCAAAGCGTGGCGGTGGCAGAACTAGAGCCATTAAACATATCGAACCGGCAGAACAGAAAGCTATCCGGAAATTTACAGAGAAAGTAGAGGCGGTTATTCGTGGAGATTGATGCTTTGAAAACACAATTGGAACAGATGGGGCATCCGGTAGCGGTAACCTCTTTTTTTACAGAACCGCCGCTACCGTATATCATTCTGTTACCAACCGGAGAAGAACGCACCGGATCTGATTCTGGTGCTGAAATCCAGAATGTAAGTTATCAGATTGAACTGTACACTGTGCATAAAGATATGATACTGGAACGCCAGCTGGAGGATATGCTGGCAAATCAGGGCATTCAATTCAGCAAAGCAGAGGCTTATATTGATGAAGATGCCATGTATCAATGCGCATACAGCATTGAATTTTATATGAAAGTGAGGAAATGAGAATGGCTACAGACAAAGAGAAAATTGTATTAGGCAGTGGGAAACTTTATGTCATGGAATTTGACGAAACAGCAGGGATTCCTGATGATGCCACAATCGAAACAGAGGCAAATCTGTTAGGCTTGATTCAGGGCGGTGCACAGGTAGAATATGTACCAAGCTTTTATAAAGCAAAAGATGATCTGGGGCTTGCCAGCAAAGAAATCATCACAGACGAAGAAGCCACTATAAAAAGTGGTATCATGACATGGTGCGGGGAAACATTGAAAAAATTATGTTCCACTGCGACTGTAACAACAGAAGGCAATAAACGCAAGGTGAAAATCGGTGGTGTCGGGAAGCACAATGGTAAAAAGTATCTGATTCGCTTTTTCCATGAGGATAAGGTGGACGGGAATATCCGTGTAACGATTGTTGGCACTAATCAGGCAGGCTTTAGCTTTGCATTTGCGAAAGACAAAGAAACCGTTATCAATGCGGAATTCAAAGCACAGCCGCATGATAAAGAAGGTACTCTGATTCTGTATGAAGAAGACATCGAGACAAGTACAACGGAAAGTTAAGAGGTGAATTATGCAGTTCGTAGACTTTAATAAAAAACAGAAACGCTATCTGCAGATAAAACTGCAGAATGGCTGGGTTCTGGATATCGAGGAACCGAATCTGCATACGCTGGAGCAGCTGCAGAAAACGGAAAAAACAAATGATGTGGATGATCTGATAACTTCCGTGGAAATGATTATCAATCGCAATAAGCAGAAACGCAAAATGAAGCGAAATGATATCAAAACGTTATTTACTTACAGCGATATGCAGCTTCTGATGGAAAGTTATCTGCAGTTTGTACAGGGTATCCAGAATGACCCAAACTGAGACTCCCTCATTGTCCCACTGACGATGATGAGGGAATTCATTACATGATTTATACCATCATGGATAAAGTAGTCAGTGACTATTCCCGCCTCAATTTCAATGAAATTATGGATTTGCCGTTAAGCCGTTACCTTCAACTCAGAAGGGACGGCTTTATTTATCGGTTAAGCCAGACGGAATCAGGGCGTGAATATTTAGAAAACTGCTGGATATTAGAACAGACCGAACCGGACAGAAAACGGCTTCGGGAGCGTTTCGGAAAGGAGGATTCCAGTGGCAGGTAATATCAAAGGCATTACCATCGAGATTGGTGGGAATACGCAGAAACTTTCTGCAGCATTAAAACAGGTGAATAAAGAAAGTAAGGACATGCAGTCTGAACTGAAAAAGGTGGAAAAACTGCTGAAACTGGACCCGACCAATACGGAACTATTGGCCCAGAAGCAGGAAATCTTAACCGGAGCCATTGAGGCAACCGAAGAACGGCTGTACGCTTTGCAGAAGGCCGGCGAAAAGGCACATGCCCAGCTGGCAAATGGTGAAATCTCAAGAGAAGAATTTCGGGAACTGCAGCGCGAAATCATCAAAGCGGAGCAGGAACTGGACGGATTAAAGGCTGCAGCGGCAGAGGCTTCCGGCAGTTTAGATAAACTGGCATCAAATCTCTCTGGCGTTGGCAGTCAGCTTTCTGATATTGGCGGGAAAATGTCTGCCGGAGTTACTGCACCAATCGCGGCAGGGTTTACCCTGGCTGTTGAAGGTACCAGAGAACTGCGTGGGGATTTGGCAAAACTGAAAACCAACGTAGACACCGCAGGTGGCAGTATCGAAAAAACAAACGAAGCATTAGAGTATCTGGAAGCAGTAACTGGTGAAACTGATAGTAATGTGGAGGCATTGTCCAATTTACTGCAGGCAGGGTTCACGGATAATCAGCTTCTGGAGGCAGTGGATGCATTAAGCGGTGCGGTTATTAAATTCCCAGATACACTCAAAATTGAAGGGCTGGCAGACGGTTTAGAAGAAACCCTCGCTACGGGTGCCGGTGTTGGTCCATTCGCAGAAATGATTGAAAGACTGGGCTATAATCTGGATGATTTTAATGCCGGACTGGAAGAAGCAAGTAAAAACGGTGAACAGACGCAATATGTGCTGGATTTTTTAGCAAGTACCGGTCTGGCTGATGTAAATCAGCAGTTTAAGGAAAACAACCAGACCATTGTAGACGGTGCCGCCGCCAGATTACAGCTTCAGCAGCAGCTGGCGCAAATCGGGAATACACTGGAACCGGTTATGACATCGGTAACAGCACTGATTGCAGGGATTCTGGCAAAATTCAATGAACTGGATTCCGGCACGCAACAGGTGATTCTTGTGATTGTGGCATTGGTTGCGGCTATCGGTCCATTACTTTCTATGTTTGGGCTGAGTGCCAGCGGAATATCGGCTATTATAGCGCTATTGCCAATGATAACAGCGGGATTATCTACGCTGGGCGGTGCGTTTTCATTTCTTGCTACGCCTGTCGGTGCCAGTATTGCGGCAATCACTGCGCTGATTGCTATTTATGCGGTGCTGTGGGCAACCAATGAGGAATTTAGAAACAATTTCACAGAACTCTGGAACAATATCAAGGACTTTGTGGGAACAACGATGGCGGATGTATCAGAGCTGTTCTCTTCGGCATTTGACGCGATTTTATTGTTATTGAGTGCCTTTATCAAACTGGCGAAAGGTGATTTTTCCGGATTCCTGCAGGATATTATCACATTGATTACACAGGCTATTCCGCGCATGTATCAGGCAGGGAAAGACTTATTCAATCATATGTGGCAGGGGATG